GTTAACTTCTGGATGACGGAAGCCAGAGTTTACTTTAATTCCTTTGCCGTATGCATCACGAAGCGGTTGTAGTATTTGCTCACATAGCACTCTAAGATTTTCAATTTCCTGTTCACCAGGGGTATTATCCATGTCATGGCGAAGTGCTGTCTCACTCTTAATCATTTCAGCTAGTGAAAAGTTTTTTGTCAATTGCATTTGTTTTTTTCCTTTGTTAAGTTAAACACGATTCACCTCAACATTACATTGACGAAGAAAGTTTATACCGTCTTCACTCCTATATGTATCCCTATAGAAAACTCGACCAATGCCAGATTGAAAAATTAACTTGGCACAGTCTAGGCAAGGTGCATGAGTAACAAACAAATCTGCATTTTCTGTTGAATTTGTAGACCTTGCAACTTTAGCAACTGCATTCGTTTCAGCATGTAAAACCTCTGGCTTTGATTTAATCACAAAGTCACCATCTTCATAATAATCTGCATATTCACAATCATTGTCCCAACCAGAAGGCATGCCATTGTATCCTATGCCAATGATTGTATTCTCTTTGACAATTACACAACCAACTTGTAGTCTCCTTGCCGATGAGAGTTTTGCATAGACTTCTGCGGCTTGCATGTGGGCATCAATAAATTTCTGTTTCATTCTAATATCACCAAAGGTACTTGTATCTTTTTCAATGAGTTTGCATAAAGAAAGAATGGCATAAATCTTTCCCCTAAGAAACCAGGATATCTCCACGGAAATGGCTCAGAGGTTGTTTGTTGTGTGGGATAGTTGTCATCAGAATTCTGCCAAATGTTTTCTAAGATTGCAAACAGTTCTGTGGCATATCTCACAAAGATATCTCGGCGCATAATGTAACAAGTTTCATAGTTGATAATATTGTTATGCGTAAACCATGTCAGATGTTGACGATAATTGGGAAACAAATCATATATTGCTTCTTTGAACAATTGCCAATACAAACTAGGTTGTGATTGAAGATACTGTGCCTCTACTGAAAATGGTAATGCAATTGAATGATTTGTCAAAACATCAGCCGTCTGTAAATATTCTAATGCAATCTCTTGTTGTTCTTTTGTGCCAAACTTGTCGGCATTTGCTTGTGTTGCAGGCATTGAAATTTTTGCAACATTCTTTTCTATGTTTCTATCCAATAACAAATATCTACGATAGGTTGTGCAACCAATATAGTCAGTCACAGGAGTTTCTTTGAGTAACCAATACTCTGTTGCCTGTTGACCCAATGCACGAAGGAAATCATCTTCGGAAGTTTTGAAATAGTGGCGTCTAAAATCTTGTATAGGTCTTCCAATGTTCTTGTAAGTGCCCATTTCATCCGGTGGCATCCATTTATATGCTTCCATTCCACCAGCATAAGTCGCAAACATCCACTCAGACTTAAAGTTGAAAGGAAAAGACATATGAAAATGACTATACATCTGAATAGACATTATTCTTCCTTTTCAACTTCTCTTTTCTTTTTGTCTGTCTTTGGAACAATTTCAGAGGCAATCTGAGCATTAATCATCAGATTTTTATAGTAGCCTCTAAGTGGTGGGAATAGCAGAGCAAGTCGCCGTTTTGTTTGCTTTGCCATGCGAAAGTTTTTATCACGCTTTGTCATAATATCTCCAAGTAAAGCGGGACCGAAGTCCCGCTGAGTTTATGCTGCTTTTGCTTCTTGTAGAAGTTGCGGCTTAAACTCTTTAAGTTCATTACCAATTTCAATCTTACGAGGTTTCTTGTGTTCAGGAATTACATTCTCTAAACCAACACGCAAGATACCATCTTTATACTCTGCACCTTTTACTTCAACGGTGTCAGCAATCGTCAACTGTTTTGTAAATGAACGAGTGCCGATACCACGATGCAGATATGTCACTTCAACATCTTTGTCTTTCTTCTCACCTTTGATTGTGAGTGTACCATCTTCTGCTGTGATTTCGATTTCATTCTTACTGAAACCAGCAACAGCTAGTTCGACAATGTAATGTGTCTCATCTAGTTTGATGATATTGTGAGGAGGAAAAGACTGGGTTGTTTTTGTCACATCCATGCTCAAAAGTTTTTCAACATCATCAAAGAAACGCTCAAAACCCAATGTTGTATGGGCAAGTGGCCCAAAAGAAATACGACCTACTGTCATGTTTTATCTCCTTAAAAAAGCAAGTTATCAAAATGCGACCCATTAGGCGCCGCACAATTATTTAGTAATCAGTGGACTTTTTGCCAATGTTATATTTGGCAACTAACTCCCAATCATCTTTCTCTTTGAATGATATAATTTTTATCTGATGAAGTGGGGCAATATTGTCTTCTAAAAGTCTAGGATTCAATATCTTTACCAGTCCCCATTCCTCTAACAAATTAGCAATTGCGTTTCTTCTTTGTATGTCGTTCTCTGTAATGTTCGATGGTTTACCATCCAAGGCAAACAGCTCTTTGAAATGAACAATATAATATCTGCCTTGCTTGTGTAAGATATGGCACGATTGATACAGCACTCTTTCTTTACGGGAAGAAACACCAATACGAGTAAGTGTCTCTCTCACCTTCAAAAAATCATCTTGTTCATTGAGACTTACCTCAATGAATTTAGTCAAGTCTACCATTTCATTTCCCTAATCCACCAATTCTGGTTTGTTCTTTTAATTCTTGGATTTGTTCTTTGCTTAGTAGAGAAAGTGCCTCTCGGGCCTTAGTATCTGAGAAACCGTAGATAGTCTTTATACATTCTATATTATCACTCTTTTCAGATTTTACCCACTTCGCAAAAGGTCGTTTCTGTGACCTGACGGTATTTATAAGAAAATCATGTTGGAGCTTTTTATCGGCATGATGGCGTCTGTTCATCTCATTTGCGAACATAATACAATCTTTATGATAGGAAAGACTACGATTTGTCAGAAAAGGTGAGTATTCTTTCTCTGTCAATTCATCAACAATTAGTTGCTTCTTTCCCTGCAAAATCTCTTTGACATAATCGAAAGGACTCATATAATCATCCTTATGAGACCAACCGAGTCAATCGTAACAAGAAGAAGATAGTTAGCAAGCATACCAAAAGAACTACGAGTCCAAGCAGCCCAAGCATACATGCCACAACCAATAATCCAAATAGGATAAAGAATAAGAAGGGGTGGGGTAGGAACTGTGAGAGCCATAGTGATACTGCAACCAATAGAAATAGCCCAAGCAAATACTTCCACGACAAAGCGGAATTGATTGCTTCTAAAATCTTCATGTATCCATGTCCAAGTGTTTTGAAATATTTCATTCATACAAACTCACAAGATACCATCAATTCAGTCAAACATGCAACAGTATTAATCTCTTGGTCAGCAACAAAGGCCGCCTTGTATTGATAGTCAGCAAGAATAATAACTGCCTGAGGAATTGATTGAGGTTTTAGATTATCATAAAGAGCATCATACAGTTTACGATAGAGTGTAGACGAATCAATTTCGTGTGTCGCAACCCACTTACGAATTGAACCAAAGTCTTTATCTTTGATGTTCTTTACGATTTCTTCAATTGATACTTCACCAATTTGAGACAGAATGCCTGTATCAATTTTACCTAATTGTGAGTATCTTTGAAGTTCATTGATTGCCCTACGAAAGTCAGGAAAATGTTTTTTGATGAGTTCTGCAATTACAGCATCCTCATACTCAACTTTTTCACTTTGCAGAATTGATTGAATTCTCTTAAAGAAGGCGGCCGCCATCTTGGCCTTCTCGCCATTCTTCAAAGAAAAATCTACGACTGCACACCGAGAATGCAATGGTTCGATGATGCGATTCTTATAGTTACAAGTAAAAATGAATGAACAATTACTTGCAAATTCTTCAACCGCATTACGGAGAATTGCTTGTGCGTTTGTTGTTAGATAATCAGCCTCATCTAGAATAATAACTTTACGACCACCAGAGAATGAAACAGATGAGGCATAGTTTTTGATTTTGACACGAATTGTTTCAACGCCATTCTCATCAGAACCATTGATGACCATAAAGTCACAACCAATTTCATTGCAGAGTGCTTTGGCAACTGTAGTCTTGCCAACACCCGCACCGCCAGTTAGAAGCAGATTAGGAATCTGTTTCTGATTGACATACTCCTGAAATGGTTGTTTCAAACGATTTGGTAGAATACAATCTTCTACTGTCTTCGGACGATACTTCTCTGTCCACAATAAATGTTCCATAATATAAACCTTTCACAATATTCATAATAACATTATGAGGCCTCAAATTTAGAACCTGCCTCAGTTGTAACCCAATACTGAAGTGGTAGAGTTTTGTTTTTGAAATGCGAGATGCCTTTAGATGAAATCGAAACATCATACGAACCAGACATAATCTTGGTAATGTTTTCTGTTTTGAAAATCATCTTGTATTTGTTGCCAGTGCCTTCTGTAATTTCTAGTGCGTCTGTGTGTGCAGAATCATTTGACAGGTCGAGAGTAACAATGTTGACTTTTTTGCCATCAGATTCAATTGCAATTTGTGGTGAAGAAAGAACATTGGCAGCCCGCATGATCCAATCAAAGTCTTCAAATTTCAATTCGAATTTGATTTCTGCATTAGGCATTGTCAATTGTTTCTCTGGCGGTGTGACAATCATATTGGCAGGAGTAAAACGATACTTGATTTTACTACGACCTTTGTTGCCAATGATTGTAACTTGTTTGTCATCGAATTCAAAAGACGGATCATCTTTATGTAGAGAAATGACCGACAGAAAATTGTTCAAATCATAGATGCCAAACTCAGCAGGAATATCTTCTTTGATATCAACTTCTGCCAGAATATTTTTATGTGAAGAAACTGTTTTGAGTTTCTTACCAGGTTTGAAAAGAATACCTTGGTTGATTGCACCAAAGTTTTTCAATACAGCAATTGTTTCGTTTGATAATTTCATAGTGACCTTTCATAATTAAGATTTATCAACAGAATATATTATATCATGTTCATACAGAAACATCAAGCAGCAAAGTGCATGTGCGAGGTGATGTTTACCTGATTCTGGATCAATTTGTTCACCTTCTTTCCATGCCCATACATGTCTTTGTAGGGCATCAAAGTACCTGCGTTTAGAATCAGGTACAACTTTCCAATTGTCCGGTTCATACTTCTCGGCACCAAATGTCAAAACATCAACTGTAGCTTTGAGTGCAAGTGGCGGCACAAGACCATATTGCAATTTGCCACCATCGAACTTACGACCACCAATTGTTGCATTTTGTGATGCCTTTACTGAATCAATCTTCCAATCACTCTCACCTGGTCCAGTAAATGAAACTTTCCAATTTGGATGCATTGGATATTCAGCGTCCATTACAATCTTCCTGTGTATTGTGCAACCGCAGGCATATTACCAGTGAATGCATAAGTGCCAATGTGTTGCGTTTTCATCCACGGACATAACCAAACTTGTCCATCAATCTTACGCCACATTTGACAGAACATATAATCTTCACTTAGATAACGGTCAGAACCACCACCAGTAATTGAATCTGCGGTATCAATTACGGTATCAAAGAATGCGTGAATGTAACGAGTGCCGTCAAAGTTTGCTTGACCAACATGGTCAGGTTTATAGTGAATCATTGGATAAGCTTCTTTCATCTTATCAAACACTTCACGCTTGACCATCATAAAGCCAGTACCAATTTCTAAAACTTCTAATGGGTCGGTAACTTGGAATTGTTTTGTGCCTTTTACAACATTGAACACATACTCACCGACAAGAGTTTCTAATTCTTTTGGTTCCATCTTTGGATGGTTTCTTGCGGCTTGGGCGACATTGCCCCAATTGATTGATTTCTTAGGATAAGGACCACCAATTACATCTTTATTCAACGCCAGCATTGCAATTACATCTTGTGGATTGTAATGAATGTCAGAGTCAATAAAGAGAAGGTGGGTAAAATCTGAACGGAGAAACTCATCAACAAGATAGTTGCGAGCCCGTGTAATTAATGATTCATTGAACAGAAATGAGAATTTGGTTTCGATGCCATATTTCGACATTGTGGTCTGTAGGTCGAGGCATGATTTGATATAGAGACCATGTGCCATGCCTCCATACATTGGTGTTGCCACAAACACCTTATGCTTTTTCAAATCTTCAACTTTAACTTGTATTTCCATGACAACTCCATAAATGAAAAAAGAGGAAGTAACACCTATATGTATTACTTCCTCTATGCTTTTTCTAAACTATTTTAGGCAAAAGCACGGACTCCGTTCTCACGCAGAGCACGAATGCCAGCAGCAATCATGCGCTTGGTAGGAGTGCCAAGGCGATAGAAAGAAACTTTCTCACCGTTCGCATTGATGCGAGTGTTCAGATAGATGGCATGACCATCTTTACGCAGTTCGTCAATCACGGCAGAAGGATTGGCGGCACCGAACATTGACTGCATCTTGTTAGCAGTCAGGGTGTTGTAAGAAGAATCTTTCGACAGATAAGAAAGGACTTTAGATTTAACAGACATTACGAAATACTCCATAAAGATTAAAAAGGCCGCAGTTAAAAAATCATTTGAGAGGCGACCGTTCTCTCAAATCTTGTTACAATTATATTATACTTTTATGTGTATGTCAACACTTACTTCGGTAGTAATTAAAAAAAGACCCATCGTTACCGATGGGTCAAAGTGCCGACCACTAATTAAAAAGGTTGTTCTTCTTCACTACGCATTTCTACCTTTGTTTCTTCGGGTTCAACTACAGGTGCCAAAATTTCTTCGGCAGTAGCACCCGCATCAACTTTGGTATACAAGTCAATGAATGACATTTTGGTATCGTCATCAAAACGATTCAGACAGAGAGTAATTGCCTTCATCTTATCGCCAAAGATACCATAGGTTTCTACGATATGCACAAGACGGCGAGTAGAAATCACTTCATCGCAACCGCCATCAGCGAATGTTTTACGAATAACATCTGCCCAAGTAACAAGTTTCTCAGCAAAGTCATCGTCAGCACGACCGGCAGATACCAGTTCTTTCTCAATGATTTTGCGTTCAGTCTTGGCAGGAGGAAAGTCTTGTTCCATTGTGGTACGAAAGCGTTCGAGAAAAGCCTCATTCAACACATTGGTAAACATATAACGACCATCGTCAGAACCTTTACCTTTTGTATTCGCAGTCGCAAACACAGTAAAGCCAGGCGCCGGTGTAATTACTTCGCCTTTCTTCTTCAACATAAATGGTTTGCCTTCGAGCACTCGCTGAAGACTGGAAAGATTTTGAGCACCATAATCAATCTCATCGATGCAGAGAACGGCACCTTGTCGAGCAGCAGTAGTCACAGGACCATCACGCCACTCCATATTACCATCAATGAGAACATAGTTGCCAAGCAAATCACTCTCATCGGTTTCAGGTGTCATTGATACACAAACGAATTTGCGTTTTGCCTTGGCACAAGCCTGTTCGATAGACATTGTTTTACCATTACCAGAATGACCAGAAATGAAAACAGGAAAGAAACGATTCGCCATTACGATGGACAAAACATCTTCGTAGTTACCAAACGGCACATAGTTTTTGTATTGTGCAGGCACCAAATTTGTTTCATCTAGAGCCGTAGTCACATTTTGAATGCGACTGCCAGATTTTTCTACTTGTTGTTTTGGCATTTGAATTACTTGCCCTTGCATTGAAATTGCGGTAGAAGGAACTCGGTACTTACCACGACCGACACGATTCGATTCTTCTTTGGTAAAGAACCCTACAGAACCAAGACCAATTTTTGTTGCAATCTCTTTCAGTTCGGTACGGGTAATAGTACCCTTACCAGTAGAAATAAGAGCATCAATAAATTGTTGTTTGAGTTCGGCACGACTAGACATAATATAAAACTCCTATCACGATTGTTATACGATCATTATATCAGAAAAGAGGATGTTTGTCAAGCATCCCATGTTGCACAAATACAACACTTAGGCAGCAATGCCCTGTATGAATTTAGAGACAAGCACACGATTGACTGCCTTCTTTTTGTTGAATTCAGTAAATGCTTTTACCAATGACTTGGTAGTCTGTTTACCTTTTACTTCAATTTCTTCTTCATCGGTTTCTAGTTGATTGCCGCCTGCAATCAGGAAGAACGAACCATAACCAGGTGACTTAGATTCTAGAAATTTTTCACTTCGCAATTCTTTCTGTTTCTTCGTAAGTGTTTCTTTGTAGGCAAACCAATTTGTAGCCCGTAAATCACCCAAAGGTTTATCATCAACATAGTAATGATTTTCAATTGCAAACTTGGCAGAACCACGAGTTGTATCACAGATAAAGAAACCAAACACTTTCGAATTAGTTACTTTGTTGAACCAATTTATCACATTCACGAAAACAGTATTATTGTCTGAAGTAATTTTGCCTGTAAACTTATTCTTTGCATCAGTCAAAAAGTAATTTACATCACGATGCATAAAGTAAGCACCACTCTTAAATTGTTTGCCATCGTAACCAACTCTTGTTTTTACAAAACAATTATGGAAGTCGGCATCACCATCATGCACAATCACAAGATTGGTAATGTCAAGATTGTTTTTCTGTTTGAAATCTTTCATAATTTCAGCAGTTGCAACCAGAGCCTCGGTCAAAGGAGTGTTTGACAAATCTTCGGTTGCAAATCGATAACAACGACTTCGACTATAACGACCAGAAGCATCACTCTCAAATGATTCTTTAATGAGAAGCATATGTTTTGTTGCCTTCGTAAACTCTGCATTTGACATTTTAGAGTTTAGATACTCACGCAAATAAACACTTGCAAATTGAAGTTCGTTTTCGTTTTCTGTGAAACATTGTTCAAGCTTTTGAGTTTTTCTATCAAAATCAACATCAATATACTTAACAGGTGCCGAACCACCAAAACCGTAAACAATAAACGGAATGTTCACTTTGCGGCAGAACATTGTCAGCACAAGAATCTGTTCAATCGAACCAGGCATATTTTTAGACATTGAACCAGACTTGTCGAGTAACAGAATCAGACCGTGCGACTTGCCTTTTGGCACACTCATAATTTTACGGAAGATATTGTCATCAAATTTGTATGATGCCAGTTTGTTAATGTCAATGTCGCCAGTATCAGAAACTTTTGCCTTACTGTATGAACGAGCAGCCTTACGCATTTCAAATTCTTTGGCAAGAAGACCAATGTATCGGTCGTTTCGATTTTTGAATTGTTGCAATAATTCAGAAGCAAGATTAGGATTCAACCAAGATTCTCTAACATACTCACGCACATAACTGTCATGCAATTCGTGGACTCGTTTTGCAGGTGTGATGATGTTACTCAAAATTGGTTTTGGAATCGTAACATAAACAACATCTTTGCAAGCCTCATCAAGCAATGCATCTTCATTGCGGCGAAACTGTTGGTCAGTCTCACACTTAGGAGTAAATTGGTCTTCCCATGATTCTTTCGATTGTTTGTATCGATTGAATTGTGATTGCACCGAATCATCATGCAATTGTTCTTCGGTACTCTCATCAAAATCAGAGTTACTTTGAACACCATTGTCACCTTGTTCGCCTTCGCCAGCATCACCAGAAGCATCACCAGACTCATCGGGTTCTTCAGATAAATCGGTATCACTATCATAGTCATCGTAACTATCATAGTCATCGGTTTGTTCTTCATCTTCACCGTAACCATTCATTATCATTTCTTCGAATTGTTCCAATTGCATTTCTTTTTGTTCTTCTTTGGAATAATCGAACACGGCACCAGTAACACGGACAACATCATCCCATGTTTCTACGGCACGAACTTGGTCAACAAGGTCTTTCTCTTTAGCAGAGAATCGAATACTGGTATTCATCCATTGTGATTTACTGAATACATTGAGTCGGTCAATAAAAGACAATTCATTTACATCACGGCTCTTAGTGCCAAAGAAATCACGATTGATTAAATCAGTATATGCAGTAACAAATTGTTTTTTGAGACCAGGATATTTGCGTTGAACTTTCTTTTCGATACGGGCATCTTCGACCACATTCAGAAAGTTTTTGTAGTATTTGCCTTTGGCATTTTTTACGATTGCATCATGCCAACCTTCTGGCGGAGTATAGAGTGCATGACCAGTTTCGTGACCAACAAGAAGGTCATAGATGGCACCTGACATGTTTTGCCAGATAGGAAGATAGAGAACACGATTAGTTGGATCAAACTTTGCGGTGCGAATCTTTTGGTGTTGAACCGTAAGATTTTCAGTCGCAAGCAGTTTAGCTAATTGCGATTTTTGTTCGGCAGTAAAAGACATGTATAATACTCCATTCACTATTATTTAATCATTATAACAGAAAAAAAGGCAATTGTCAAGCACATTTGTTGTAAAAAAGATACAGAAAAAACCCTATATATTCATTATACTGTATGGGGTTTTATTGTGCGGTAATATTACCAGTAAGTTAGTGAATACTCACTTTGGTTTATAGAATACGAAAACGGGTTCGTATTTTAGCCACATGCCATTGACTTTACAAAAATTCTTTGCCTTGGGCAGACCAGTTTCAGAATCAACACGATTACCACCAGGCATTTGTGCGAGTGACATTTTCAACTTGCCTTTATATTCCATACCAAGACCTGTAAGAATGTCAATTGAATCTTGCTCTAATGGCAACATATCACCACCAAAAGCTGCATCAGCAATATTCCAAAGAAGGTATCGGTCTTCTTTCAAATACTCAACACATGTTTCCAATGTCTTACGAAGAAAACCTTCTCGCCAAGAATCGTATTGTGAAAACTTTTTATAAGACTGCTCTTCATCTTCACTATATGCCTCTTTCGCAAAATATGGAGGTGATGTAAAGATTAAATCTAACTTGCCTTTGTATTTTTGAAAACTTTTATTGTTATGAATTTCTTCTGAACCAAGTTGGTAGATTTCATAAGTATGGGTCTTTGGAAACAAACCTGTAGCACGATAGGTTTTGGTATTAAAAAAATCTGCGAATTCATGGTATTTTGTTCTGCCTTCTGTTGTAATGTGGTCTGTGTTTGGATCGGTGCCAATGTAATGAATGTTTCGTTCATCATCAATCGACATTGCACCGAGTAATCTACCACCCCAGCCAGAAGATGGATCATAGATGTTGATTTGTTCTTGTGTCTTAAAATGTTCGGTGTATCTCTCATACAGATACTTGGCAGTCAATGGTGGAAAGTTTACTGCATACTGACAAAATGATACACGGAAGGCTTTAAGTCCAACAGGAAATACTTTTTGTCCTTTCTTGTAAAGACGAACACGAAATATTTGTGCATCTTTGTGTTCAATGTTTGTTTTGCAACCATTCGGCACATTTAGTTTCAATAACTCATCTTTTGTGATGAGCATATACTTTTGATTCTTTAGGTCTTCGTTGTAGCCAGTATATTCGTTCTCACCAGAGTTAGGTTCGAACCAATAATCATGTGTGTCATAAGAACGAGCAAACTTTTCAAACCACTCAACAAATTTTTCTACGGTTGAAGTTTTGAATTGTAAACTACCAAGTTCAATTACTTCATCAATCTTAACAGGCGTAGAATGATGGTAGAATGAATCTCGTTTGAAATGTCGTGATGCATAGGTAACAAATGTCTCTAACAATTCATCTTTGGCAAAGTAATCATAGATTGATTTACCTTTCTCAACATCTTTGGTATAGTTGATGCGAGTTTTCATCATGGTAGGAAACCATTGATTGACTGCATTGCCAACCACACTTGTGTTACGAATCACATCTTCATCACCAGTTAATTCATCTTTCACCAAAAACTTGTGAATAGGAAAAGAAGTCATCTCATTGAATTGGTCAATGATTTCTTGTTCGTTATACCCAACTCTTGGTGGTTGTCCTTTTTCATCCCAAAGGCAAACCACTTCTTTACGCATATCAATTACCCATTGACGAAAATCATCTTTGGACATCCATAGAATTTCTTCGAATGTTTTATTGACAGTCGATTCTAAAAACTCAGTATTCTTTTCGTAAAAATATTTTGACATATTAATTTGTATAGAGATATATCACGCCAGGAATTTTACCATCCGACCAATTGATATCACCAACATTCTTCATACCATTCTTTTCATAGAAGGCACGGGCTCTTGTATTTTCTGCTCGAACTGTTAACCAAACTTTTGTATTCATTTCTGTAAAAAACTTATTCAATACTTTCTTTGCGTTGCCATTGCCTTGTTGTTGAACCACGATTTGACCAATGTGTGCATCACCTCTTTCTGCTTGTTGAGTACCAATTTTTTGTTTTCTTTTGTAGACACCAAAGATGATTACAACACCATCTTCATAAATCACATTGCCTGATTCTATCTTTCGTTGAATGTAGTCGGAACGAATGTGAGGAAAATATGTTTTTTGATGTGGTGCAAATACAGATTTTATCACATCGAAATCGTCAAGTGTGGCAATATTCATTCTAAAATTAAATTCCTAATTGTTTCGTTAGAGTAACAGTCGGCAACTAAATGCAATCTATCCTGATCCCATGTATTGTGAACTTCATGTGCCTTTGTTACATCGGCATAGTAATAGTTGCCAGTCTCAAAGAAAAAGTCTTTCTTGTCTTTGCCTTCATAGAGAGAGAAGATAACTTTTGGGTCTGTTTTAATTGGCACATGAATGCGAACAATTTGCCCATCATCAAAACCAATTGACTTGTCTACCTTGTCAGTATGTTTCTCAATCTTTGTTCCTGCCTTCAATCGCATGATTCTCACTCTTTCGAACTCAGCAGGTATCTGTTTAAGTATTTCATTGATTGCAGCCATCTCTGGCAATGCCCTAAGTGTTGTGTCTTGTAGTGTGTTGTCTGTTTCTTCTGTTTTCAATACACCAGGTTTCAAAATATGACCTGGGTCGGTACTGTATCCACGAAGTGAAATTGCTTCCCAATTACCATCATTATACTTTGTTTTGACCAAAGACAATGGAATATTTTCAATGTAAGAAATTATCTTTGACAAATCACCCTTGTATTTAGGAATGTTTAGATGTTTAGCGACCGGTCTTTTCATTTGCTCTAATTATCCTTTGCATAAGTTTTTTTTGTTTTTTTCTTGCCATCTGCAATGCGACTGGTTTTATATTGTCAACGAAACGAATGCCATTCAAATGGTCTAGCTCATGCTGAAAACATCTTGCGGTAAGTCCTTCTAACCGCATCTGTTGAATCACTCCTTCTTCATTTGTAAATTCAACTTCAATCCATTCTGGTCTTTCAATCTTCAAATACAAACCAGGAAAAGAAAGACAGCCTTCATCACTCTTATTGATTTTTGCTGATGAATTAATGATTCTAGGATTGATACATGCAATTTGAAACTGGTCTGTACCAATGACAAAAATTCGTTCAAACACACCACATTGATTTGCAGATAGGCCAATACCACCATATAACTTCATCGTCATCTTCAATCGTTTGGCCAATGTTGTCATCAAAGGACTTGGCAATGAATATCCATGCTCGGGTATTTTTTGTTTGAGCATTGGATGATTTTCGTCATAGACTGGCAACGGATTGATTGTTTCTTCAATCGCAATTCCAGCACCAGTATCAATTGTTAATACATCACTCATTTTACTATCCTCGAAAAGTTTTTCTCTTTTGTAAATCGAATCACATTGGCAAACTTGTCTTGCAGTATGTCGCCTTTGTGCGAAATAACGAACAAATTTATACCTTCTAGCATATGTAGGATTTTCATAAGTTCTTCCGTGCCATTGGCATCTAATGAAGAATCAAATGTTTCATCAAGTATCAATAGATTGGTATTCGATGAGTTCTTTAACTTGGCAACTGCACGCCATGTCAACATCAATGCCATATCTATCCGTTGCTTCTCGCCTTCGGAGAAATTGTTGTAACTAAAATCATCACGATGCCGAGATTTAATTGTTTCTTTGAACGATTCGTCAAGATTGAAATTGACAAAGAAATCTAGGGACGCTAAATACTTGTTGACAAGTTTGTTAATGATTGGTAAATACTGTTTAACAATCTTCGTTTTAATACCAGTATCTTTCAACAATAAAGAGGCAACATCGTAATATGATTTTTCTTCAATTAGCTGTTTTAAGTTTGATTGCAGTATACTCAGAGAATCCTTTAGTTCTTTCAGGCGTTGTTCTTCTAAGTCTGTTACTACTTTTGAGTTTTTAAGTTCGTCAATCAATTTACGCAAGCGAGCAATCAATTTGTTTGTTTCGTTGATGGTTGTATTGGCAGTTGCAATTTCAACTTGTTTCTGATTGATAAGTTTTTGTTTATCATTAATCTCATTCAATTTATTCTGTTCAGCAAGAAGTTTCTTTTCTAATTCTGAGAGGCCGTGTTGGCATTCAGTAACTTTGATAGAAAGACTGCTAAGTTCTTCTTCTTTAAAAGAACTGGCAATGGCCTGCCGACAGGTTGGACAATCGTCATGCGATTGAAAGAAACTGATATCCTTTTGAAATTTGGATAAGTTGCTTTCAATTTGCGATTCAAGTTTTGTAATTTTCTTGACCTTAGCCTCTGTATCAATTTTACTCGCAACAACCAATTGGAGTTGTTCTGTCTCTGTGGTAAGGGTCGCAACATTGTTGAGTAAGAGGGATATGGTATTGCTATGACATGAAATTTCTGCATCATATTCTTTCACCTTATCTTCATTGTTCTGTTTCAAATCATCGATATGTTTTTTCTGCATATCGTATTTCTGTTGGGTGAGTTCAATCTGATGTTTCATATCAAACAAACTCTCTTTATTAATAGACAATCTTTCTTTGACAAGTGTATTCATTGTCGAAAAGATTTGAATGTCTAACAAGTCTTCGATGATAGCCCGTCTGTCGGCAGCAGACAATTGCATGAACGGCGTGAATGATGCAGAACCAAGCGTTACAATCTGTGTAAAAGATTTGTAATTGAGTTTGAGAATAAACTTCTCTAAGAATTCTTGATAGTCTCTTGTGGCTGCATCTTGATTGATGAGGTCGCCGTTTTGATAAATTTCAAACTTATTTGGTTTGATACCACGAACAATTTTGTATGACTTGTTATTGGTATCAAACTCTACTTCCACAATACAATCTTTTTGATTGATTGAGTTCAGTAGTTGTGGTTTGTTGATGTTGCGAAATGGCTTACCGAACAAACCAAAACACAACGCATCGAGCATTGTGCTTTTACCAGAACCGTTTTCACCAACAATGAGTGTGTTGGTATTGCCGTCCAGTTTGATTTCAGTAAAGAAGTTACCTGTTGAAAGCAAATTCTTCCAACGAACATTACGAAATAGAATCATTCAGCAATTTCTGTATTAAGAGCCTCGATGTATAATTCACGCATTAGTAATTTAAGTTTTTCTGATTCAACATCGAGCGCAAGATTGTCTATGTGCTTAGAGAGAATTGTCATTGTATCTTCTGCCTGGTCAATGATATCACTATCATCATCAATAAGTGTATCACTAAAATCTTCTACAATCGATAAATCAGCAACACCTACTTTATATAGGCTGTCGATGACGGTATCAAACAAATAAGGATTTTGTTTGTTCATCACAATCACTTTGACATAAGAATCTTTGAGTGATTCAAAGTCATAATTCTTCCAATGCTCAAAATCAGTTTGCCCATCATCGTATGTCAACTTATGAAACATCGCAAAAGGATTCTTTACGAATGTCATTTCTCTTGTGTTGGTATCAAAGATGTGAAAACCTTTTGGATCATTGTAGTCAGACCAGGTCATTTCATACGGTGTGCCAACATAGGTAATGTTATCATCAGTAGACTTATGGTGAAAGTGGCCAGACAATACAACATCATACTTTTTAAGTAGTGCTTTGTCAAGACCATGGTCACAAACATTACCTTTATCCATTTCAAAACCAGTAATTTCAAAATGGCCGAAACAAATCTGTGCCTTTGATTGTTTCATTTCATTGAAGATTTCTTGTTCATTGTCATCACAAATCCATGGCACAACATCAATTAAAACACCATCAAACTCTGCTGTCTCAAATGAATCATAGTATTCAATGTTTTCATATTCATTCAACAATAGACCAGTTGAATTTATCTCTAGTGTATTTTTGAAAGCAATATCGTGATTACCAAGAAGTGTGTGAACTTTGATATCAAGAATTTGGCATCGGTCAAAAAAGTATTGCCGACAAAGATGTAGTGTATTGAAGTTGATAAATTTTCTTCGGTCAAACAAATCACCCATCTGAAAAATTACTTCAATGTTATTTGCTTTAAGATAAGGAAAAAATACTTCATCATAAAACTTTTCAAAGTATTTGTGGAAGTCCAACGAATCCCCACGGGCACCAAAATGGGTATCTCCAAGTATACAAATTTTCATGCTATCTGTTTTTTGAATCCTTCAATTTCGTCTTTAAGTTTAAGTTTTTTCTTTTTGAGAATTGATATGACGGCACAATTACCATAATTTGTTTCTTCTTTTATGATTTCTTTGTCTAACTTATTGTGCTGTTCTTCTAAGTGTTTAATGTGATGTTCAATTTTTACCTTGTCCATTATATCTCCTATTGTGTCACAAGTCAAGCAGAATCAGGCAATTATTCATCTATAAATTTTTCTAGGCCTTTTATCTTTGCCTCTTTTTTCTTTCGTTTACTTTCCTCAAAGTTATGAATGAATTCAGAAATATTATCATACAATTGAAATTGTCTCATGTTGCCATCAGAGTCTTCAAACATTTCGAATTCATCAAGTATGCCAAACTGTTCTGTTGCCTTATACTTCACATAGAGTTGTTTTTTCTCTTTAACAATTCTTCGCAAGAAAGCATAGTAAATGATTTGTGTGAAGTATGCAAATGGATTTTTGGACTTATCCGGATCGAAATTGCGAAAATACATAAGGCAATTTTCAATACCATCGGCAATCATCTCGTCACGAAACGAATACGAAATGAAGTTAGGTTTGCGAGATAGATGTTCCGCAATCTTTAGAAAGCATTCACCAATGTAATTTGGTATTGATGGCTCTGGTTTGTTTGATTTTTTGGCTTCATCACACACTCTTTTGTATTCAATAAGTGCAGCCAAGAAATCGGCGTTATTCACATAATGTTTTGTTTTCTTATCACTCATAATTGCCTTCTTTTTTGTTGACTTAGTGCTTGACAGATGTTATAGTCTGGGTGTTCCCGTTAGATGTTAATAGCAGCTGCTTAGATATTACCATACTTTGTATTCTTAACCATTGTGTAACCTTTAATCAGTTCTTTTACTCCATCATTCAATGTATATTTAGGAGTAAAACCAACACTCTCTATCTTCTCATTAGACACAATGTAGTTTCTTTGGTCTTTATCTTTCCCAATAGATGCTTCAATGATTTCAAATCTTGGTACATGGTCTTTAATGATTTCACACAATTCTTTCTTAGAGACATTGGCAGAAGAAAGACCAACATTGTAGATGTTACCTTTCATAATAATATGATTACGAATAGCCAATAGAAATGCCTGAACAACATCCATCACATGAATGTAGTTTCTCTTAAAGTGTGATTCAAACAACACAACAAAGCCATCATTCACAGCACGATATGTCATATCATTTACCAACAAATCAATTCTCATTCTTGGTGACATGCCAAATACAGTTGCAAGTCTGAAACTAATTGCATTAGGATGTTGCATCAATCTTTTTTCTACTTCTACTTTATCTATGGCATATCTAGAAATAGGATTCAATGGTGATTCTTCGGTACAATAATCACCAGTACCATATGCACTATTTGTTGTAGGCATTAATACAAGTTGATTGTCACTTAACTTTTCAATCATCATAAAAATGGCATCTTTGTTTGTAGTAGTTGCACCGATTGGGTCTTTATCACACAATGGTGCACCAACATAAGCTGCCAAAGGAATAATAACATCCGCTTGATTCATTAGAGGGAAGATATCTGCACCAATACGAATGTCGCCTCTATATACTCTAAAGTTTGAATGATTACATAGATGATTGAGTGATGTTTGTTGATACATAAAATTATCTAAAACGGTTACATTGTGACCATCTTTAAGAAGTTCTGGCACCAACATTGAGCCAATGTAACCTGCACCACCCGTAACTAAAATATTTGCCATTTATACTCCATTCAATATATTTGTGATTGCATCTACTTCTTCAATTGTCATTGCAGGAAAATTACCAATATAAAATCCATAGAAGTGAACATGTTCTGTGTTAGGAAAGTTTTTATAGTATTCTTTAGGCAGAATATTTTGCAGATATGGCTGTCTCAATTGATTACCACCGCCTGCACTACCTCGTCTAAATTCAATACCTTCTTCTCTCATTCTTTGCATCAGTCTTTCTGTAAACTCTTTGTCTTTTTCTTTGACAATCAAATTGAAGGCATAGTTGCTTGCCCCAACTAATTTGAAACCCACGAAGTATTTGTTTTGGTCTAATCTACTTAAAAATCTTTCGTGATTTCTATTTCGGAGTATAACATTTTGGTCTAGATTTGGCAACTGGTTGAGACCAAGTATACCGCCAAGTTCATTATTACGCATGTTATATGCTGCATGAGCAAAGATGAAATCAGAATTGAGTTCTGAATTTTGTTCTTTATAGTTTGCCTTCATTGTTTCATTGTCACATTCTCTTACCATGCCATGTGACCTTAGCATACGAATTGTATTGTAAATCTTTTCATCATTGGTACACACCATGCCACCTTCAATTGTAGTCATGTGGTGTGCATAGTAGAATGAGAAATTTGACATGAGTCCAAAACTACCACATAATTGTCGATTATGGGTTGCACCATGTGATTCACAAACATCTTCAATTAAATGAATCTTTCTTCTTTCTAATTCAACTATCAATTCATCTGTGAGCGCATTGAAGCCTTGTATATGTGAAAGAAATACGGCACGGGTATTTGGTGTAATTGCATTCAAAATGGCATCAATATTCATACCAAGTGTATCTAAATTAATGTCAACAAACACAGGAGTAAAACCTGTTTGCAATACCGATGCAATGTCAGATACCCATGTCAGAGGTGGCACAATAATTTGACCACCTTCAGGATACATTATCTTTAACATTGTTATTGACAGAAGGTTGGCAGATGCACCAGAGTTTACAAAAACGGAATACTTTACACCTAACCAATCAGACCAGGCCTGTTCAAACTCTCGGCACTTAGGCCCATTTGTTAAAATAGGATCATCTTGTTTCAGATGTTCAATCATGGCATCTAAATCTTGCCGTGTAATATTATTTCTCATCAAAGGATATTTCATTTTAACCTCATGTATTCAAAACTAATTGAGAACCTTCTGTATCAAATCTAAAAGGTACCCATACTTTAATTGATTTCATTTCTTCTCTAAATTTTTCTTGGTGTTCAGATGGCACTAAGAACATAAAGAACCCACCGCCACCAGCACCCATCAATTTACCACCAAACGCACCTGCTTTAATTGATTGTTCATATATGTCATCAATCCATTTCTCAGTTACACCTTCTGCTAGTTTTCTTTTTAATCTCCAACCAAGATTTAAGAAATTACCTATTGTAATAATTTCTTCTTGTTTGACAAGCATTTCTAAGGCTTCTTCTGTTAATTTTGCCGTGAGTTGTAATTGATTGTGATTAATGCCTTGTTTGATGTTTTCTACTTTTTTCTTTGACTGCACTTCGGCATGACGAGACACACCAGAGAAACCAAGCATGATGTGTGATTCTAATTCTTTCATATAGTCATTTGAAATTTTTAGTGTATTGGATGTCCATGAATACATCCCTGAGCCTGGCCCCATACGAATGACTTGTATGCCACCTTTTGCAGCAATGATTTGGTCTTGTATGCCAACATTTTCACCAATGATGCTTTGTTCAACATGAATTGCTTGTCTTGCCAATTCATCTTTTGTTATTGTATTGCCACGCATTGTATAGAGTGCATGTAATAGACCAACAGTAAAAGAAGATGAAGAACCAATACCAGACCTTGCAGGCAAATCACCATCGTGTGTCACAGAGATATCTTTCATATCAAGATACTGTAAACATGCTCGTGCTGATGGATGATTAATGTCATCTACTGATTGAACACTCTCTATCTGTGAATAGATAATTCGTGATTTGTAATCGAAGAATGGTGGTAATTTTTTTACTGTCAAATAACAATAGTTTGCCATTGCAGCTGATATACAGATACTTGGGTTATCATTGAACCACGCTGGATAATCCGTACCGCCTCCAAACAACGACAATCTATAAGGTGTTTTTGTGATAATCATTTTTCGCTATAAAAATCTCCATATTCAACCAACACAGTAGCTTTGCCATCTTTTCTTTCATAAGCTTTTGTATAAGCAGGCACAATATCTTCTGGTTCTTCTAATTTAATTATGTCAATATTTGGACACAATATTTTAAATGCATCAGTATAATCACCAATATGTTGATGTTGTGGATGCAAAGGTCTTTCAGATCCAATACTTGTGCGTATAATCATTCTTGGTTTATAATCTGACATTAGAGTTATTTTATCAACATGGTTGACAAGTTGATTTGTTGCACATATTAAAAAATTCCATCTTGGATAAATGCTAACCGGAATAAAACCTGCAAGTGCAAGACCTAAAGACATACCCATTTGTGTATCTTCAAAAACAGGCAATTCATATAATTGGTCTTTTGAAATGTCTTTTAGTGTATTTGACATTGCAGTGCCAGGATACTCAACTGCTTGGCCAATAAACATTACTCTTGGATCTTTTGATAACATCTCCATCGCTGTTTTAAGTTCTTCAAAATATTTCAAAATTGTACCCTCATTCCTGCACCAGCATGTGGATATTTTGTTTCATATTCGTAGTAATAAACATAATCATTATTTAAATTTTTATAGGAAGAATTATCTATACTCCATGTTTCATTTGTGTTCGTACAAACGGATTTGCCATTGTCTTCGACAATAAATTTAATAGGTAATTTGTGATTCATACTATATTTTAAATTTTCTGAAAATATACCTGCTTCAGCTGTCATATCACCAACGAAACAATAAACTTTAGTATCAATATTTTTTCGTTTCATTGCCATAGCAGCACCAACTGCAATTGGTATATTACCACCAACAATCGCTGAAGAATATATGTTATACTTAGGATAACATAAAGAAATGGATTTACCTTCTAGTATATCTTTTTCTAATTCGACAGGTGGAACACCTTTAAGTAAACATTGATAATGTGAACGCCAAGAACAAAATACCCAATCTTTAGAACGAATGTTTTTAAATATATCAATCAATTCTTTTTCATTACCATAGTATAAATGAATTGGTGCTCGAATTTTAGCCTTATTGAAATGATCGGCCATTTTTTCTTCGAATGATATGAGTTCTTCTTTAGTCACCTAATATTTTCCTTTTCAAACGAATCTTTGACATTTCTTCTACATTTTGTCTTGATTGTATTCCAAATTTATTTTCTACCAAATCTAAAAACGGTTTGTGTGAAAAGTAAGTATGCCATGCATCATCACGAAACTTCAATACTTCAGCACCAGATAGCGATTTAGTTCTTAATGGTTTACAATCATATGATAAGAAAGCAAACTCATCAAAAGTTTGTGGCAATTCCCAATTATTATTTTTGGCTTCCATATACAATGGACTACCAGGTAATGCCATTGCTGCATAGAAGTTTGCGTGTTCACAGTTTAACTCTAAAGCTAAATCTAAAGTTTCTTGCATTGTTTCTCTAGTATCTTCTGGAAATCCAAACATATAATTACCAAGAACATTAATATCGGCATCTTTAATTTGTTTTACCACTTCACGAATATTTACTTGTTTGAATCTACCTTTGTCAATTTCTAAACGAACCTGTTGATTACCTGATTCAATGCCAAGTGCCAACCAATTTACACCTGCATCTTTAAATAGTTTTAATTGATCTTCACGAACAGAATCTACTCTAGCATAAGCCCAAAAGTTAAACTTCATGCCACGATCCACAATACCTTGCAATATTGGTTGATAATATTTTTTGTTTAGAAAAAACATCTCGTCTGTAAGACGAATTGTTCTAACACCATTCTCATACAAGTATTCCAATTCTTTCAATATTAATTTTGGAGACCAAAATCTCATACCACGACTATCAGAAGATACAATGCCTTCGTCATATGATGTTCTGTTTACAATGTTAATCATACAGAAGTTGCAACCAAATTGGCAACCTAATGATGTATAAATTGCCGCAAATGGTGTACGACCTTTCTCTAAAAAGTTAGTATGCCAATAATGAGCCCGATAATTGTCTAATAAATTTTTATCTTTAGGTAATAAATCCCAAGCATAACCAGGCATTACAACATCCATATCATCGGTCTTTACTATGCATCCGCCTGTTGTTGGTCTTGGAAGTCCATGTTTTTTATACCACATGCCACGAACATTATCTAAATCATTTTCTAAATCTGTTTCTAATAAATCCAAAAGACCGTAAACGCCCTCATTAATAAAAGCAAAATCAACATATTTGTATTGAATTACTTCATGTGGTAATGCTGATGTATGTGACCCAATAAATGCAGTCTTTAAATTTGGATGTGATAGTTTTAGTTGAGTGACTAGAGATTTGGCACCAATCATCATTGTGGTGCCTGAATTTGGATTTTGTCCGTAGAGAACAAATACTACTAGTTTTGGCTTTGATGATGCAATTTGTTCTGCCGCATTTTCGTCAGTTGCAGGACAAGCATCAAAGTCCAATATACATGGTTCATGGCCTTTAACACGCACAGCAGAAGCCAACAATGCTGCCCATGTGGGCATTTCAATTGCCGAATATGTTTTTGCTAAATCTTGATATGCTTTAGATGCACTACTTGGCACCACGAAACACACATTTGACATAATGACCTCACGATAATAAAATATTTAGTGTAACTTATTCTTCTTCTTTTCTTTTAGCAGTTCAAACAATGCTTCTGGATCAATTTCTTCTTTCATATCCTCATCTTCATCATCATCTTCTTCCCCAAAGATGTTAGTAGAGTTTTCCATTCTCTCTTGGGCAGAGATTACAATTTGCCCGTAATAATTAATTAAATCATCTTTTGGTTCAATGACCGTAAGAATGTCTGAATCATAGATGATTGCTGAA